TAATGTAGTTTTAAAACCCCCTTTTTTACACGCAGTAACAATATCTTTTCCTACATCAGGGGGTGTAGTGGCTATTTACGTTTACGTTCTTCTGCTTGTAACTTTTTACGATCAACTTGTTTAACTTTTTTCGTATTGCTTCCGTAATTTTTCTTAGGTCCATTAGTTTCTAAATATCTTGCTGCTGATTTAATTCGTGCTAGATCAATAGCTCTGCCTCTTTGTGGGTCAGGGTCATCACTTTTATTTATTATTTTCAGCCAATCAATAGGCTGGTTTGGAAAATTAACTCTGTAATTGTGTAATCTTTCTATCTCATGTAACGAAAGATTGGGAAATGTACGTTGGTAAGATGAATAATCCATTACATCAAACTGGTTTGATTGTACTCTTCTGGCTTTTTAGGCAATGTCCATAAATGTTCTTTTTTCCCATAATTGCCCATAACGTAGTCATTAGTTTTTTCAAGTTTGCCATTATCAGACAAATTGGTCATTGCTCTTCTGATAGAGGTTATTGGACAATTTAAACCAGAAATGGATAAAACCATTGATGGACTCAATGGCTTTTCGTAATGATTAAAACATTTCATTATCCTTTGCTCTTGAGTTAGAGCTTGAGCTTGCGATTTGGCAAGCTCGTCTGGATTTTCGTCTATTGTGTTGTAAAAAGTCATGGTGCAAACTCTGGGTATTGTTTGGTTAGTCTTTTTTCTATTGTTTTATAATCCATATTCCATTCAACAAGACATTCAGTTTTTTCTTTTTGTATATTTTCTTTTCTTTGCTTTTCTCTGGCAATTTGATCTTTTAAGTAATTTATTTGCTCTTTATAGTCTTTTATTTCTAGATCGCACATATGCATTTGCCTGTCAAATTTTTCAAGTTTGACAAAATGTTCATCATCTTTTCCCATTGGTCCCTCAAGTATTCTTCTCAGGTAACTTTCGTCACAATTAAAGTCATCTGACCAATGTTCTGATTCCTCTCCACCAAGATCAAACATCTTGGTGTGGAATTTATCAAGTATTGCGAAGGCTTTTCTAGCCTGATTAAGATAATGACCTCGTTTCATTTGTCCCCCCTGTTGTAATGGAAGTCCTCTTCCAAAAATTTGTTACCATTTTGTTTAATAAGTTGTCTGACAGCATTTTCCGCAGCTTCGATTGTTGGGAAAGTGTGTCTGGTTTCGTAATAAGCTGGTTGTCCAGCAGGGTCATAAACATCAAATCCAACACTGAATATTGAAGTCATGATTGTGTAACCTCTATATTTGTCAGACATTTAGTTTTCCTCCTTGTATTCTTCGTTAACTTCCCAAAGCTGTTTGATTGCAGTAGCAACAAGTACACCCTCTCCTTCTCCAAACATAAGAAGTTGGTTTAAAACATCTTTTATTGGATTTGGTGCTGAGTTGTACATTGCTGCGTAATCATTAGCAATTGTTTCGACCATGTTCTTCATGTCGATTCTTTCAAGCTCTTGCTCGTAGGCTTCATGATCCTCTTGGGTCATGTAGTCTTTAGTCTGTTTTGTTTGATTAGTCATAAGACCTCTGTTTTGTTTTGACATATTAATTATAATACAATTAATATTAATTGTAAACCAATTAATTTTGATGTAACATCACAGTAACAACTTATTTTTATGCGACATTTAGTTACTGGTGGAGCAGGCTTTCTTGGCTCACACCTAGTCGACTCACTAATAAAGGACAATCAAGAGGTCATTTGTCTTGATAATTTCCATACTGGCAAGAAAAGAAATGTTGCCCATCTAATTGGTCACAAGAACTTCGAACTGATTAGACATGATGTAATTGAACCTATACTGCTAGAGGTTGACCGCATTTGGCATTTAGCTTGTCCAGCAAGTCCTGTTCAGTACCAAATAAATCCCATAAAAACTATTAAAACTAGCTTTTTTGGTACATATAATATGCTCGGATTAGCAAAAAGATCGGGAGCAAGAATACTTTTTACCAGTACTTCAGAAATATATGGCGATCCACAAATACATCCGCAGCCAGAATATTATCTAGGCAATGTAAATACTATTGGACCTCGTGCTTGTTATGACGAAGGCAAAAGAATATCAGAAACTTTGATGACAGATTACAAAAGAATAAATAATGTTCAGATTCGTATTGCTCGTATATTTAATACTTATGGTCCAAGAATGTTAAAAAATGATGGCAGGGTAGTAAGTAATTTTATTACACAAGCACTGGCTAATAAACCAATTACTGTCTATGGAACAGGATCGCAAACTAGGTGCTTTTGTTATGTAGATGATATGGTGGCTGGATTAAAAAAACTTATGGATTCTGAATATACAAAACCAATAAATTTAGGCAATCCTGTAGAAATAACAGTTAATGAGTTGGCAATGCGTATATCAAATAAAATTAATTCTGCTTTGCCTCATGTAAATTTACCTCTGCCAGAAGATGACCCACAGAGAAGAAACCCTGATATAACATTGGCAAAAGAAACTTTAGATTGGTTGCCAACAGTATCACTTGATGATGGACTTGAAGAAACAATAAATTATTTCAAGTCACTTAAGAAAATTACTTGGAATAAGGAGGCTGCATATTAATGGGAGCTTCAGTATTTGAGGTAGAACATAATGGATTATTTTATGAATTTGAATTTGATTCAGATCATAAATGGACACATCACACAAAATGGCCTGATGGACATAAATCATATTCTTTACTTCAGGGAGCAGGACAAAATTTAGAAAATGCCAAGAAAAGATGTAAAGAGCATATTATTGCTTGGTATAAAGACCCTGATGGATTTCATGTTGACGATAAATATGTCGACATGAATAATAAGTACATTAAAAAAATGCAAAAACGCAAGGAGGACTTAGGTACTGTGATTTCAACAGAATGTAGCTTATCAGAGCTAAAACCATACAAAAACAATTCAAAAATTCATCCTGATAAACAAATTAAAAATATTGTTGCATCAATTAAGCAATTTGGATTTACACAGCCTATTGTTTGTGATGAAGAAAAAACTATTCTTTCAGGGCATGGAAGATATGAAGCTGCAAAACAAATGCAGATTGATGAAGTGCCAATTCGAATTGTAGAAAATTTAACTGACGCACAGAAAAAAGCCTATATTATTGCTGATAATAAAATTGCAGAACAGTCTGAATGGGATGAGAATAAGGTACTAGAAGAACTAGGCAACATATCAAACTTAGATGAATTACACCAAGATATTGTTGATTTATTAGATTTTAATACGTTTTCTTTTTATACAGTTAGACAAATGGCTGTTGCAGATTTAAAGCCACATCCAAAAAACTATAAGTCACACCCTGCCGATCAGCTTGAACATTTGAAACAATCAATAACTGATAATGGAATATATCGAAATGTAATCGTAGCAAAGGATAATACAATTCTTGCTGGACATGGAGTTGTAAAAGCTGCACAGTCCTTGGGATTATCTTCTGTGCCTGTATTGAAATTAGATTTAGAATCAGATAGTATTGAGGCTGTTAAGTTACTAACAGCCGATAACGAAGTTTCGCATTTAGGCGAAGTAGATGATCGTGCTTTATCCAATATTCTTAAAGAGATCATGGAAAATAGTGATCTTTTAGGTACCGGCTATGATGAAATGATGTTGCAGAACTTGTTGTATGTAACAAGACCAGCATCAGAAATTAAAACTACAGACCATGCTGCTGAATGGATGGGTATGCCTGATTATGAAATATCAGAAGAAGCAAAAAAGTTAATTGTTAACTTTGAAACTTATGAAGATAAAAAAGTATTTTGCGAACAAAATAACTTTTTATTTAATGAAAAAGGAACTGAATCTATTTGGTTTCCTGAAAAAGAAAGAAGAGATATTACATCTGTTGGATTTGAGGTAGAAGATGAAGAAGCCTAATTATCCTGTTTATGTAATATCTAAAGGTAGATATGATTCCTGTTTAACAGCAAACTTTTTATTAAAAGATAAAGTAGATTTTAAACTTGTTATTGAACCACAAGAATATGATAAATATGTAAAACACTACGATCCGTCAATATTAATAACTACACCTTTTAAAAATTTAGGTTTAGGTTCTATCCCTGTACGTAACTTTGTTTGGGAACACAGTAAAGAATTAGGCTTCAAAAGACATTGGATAATGGATGACAACATTCGATCTATTCACCGAAAGTATAAAAATACAAGAATCAGATGTAATGGCAATATTGGTCTACGTTGTTGTGAAGATTTTACTGATAGATATACAAACATAGCTATATCAGGATTAAATTACGTTTCGTTTGCTATAAAAAGAACACAACCACCATTTCAGCTTAATGCTCATGTATATTCCACTCTGTTAATTGATAATTCATTAGATATAAGATGGCGTGGCAGATATAACGAAGATACTGATTTATGTTTACAAGCATTATCTTTGGGATATTGTACTGTCAATTTAAATGCTTTTTTAATAGAAAAAATGCACACAATGACTATGAAAGGAGGTAATACAGACCAACTTTATAAAGGTGATGGTCGTTTAACAATGGCAAGAAGTTTAGAAAAAATGTGGCCAAAGGTTGTAGAAACTACAAGAAAATTTCAAAGACCACAACATCATATTCAAAATAATTGGCAGAAATTTGATACACAATTAATAAGAAGAAAAGATATAGATTGGGAAAATTTACAAAAAACAGATAATTATGGATTACGATTAGTTCAATTAAATGAACCAAAAAGCGGTTCGAAAGAGTTAAAAAAATTATTTGATAATTAAATGTCAAAAAGATCAACAAAAAAAGAAGTTGAATGGCGAGTAAGAAAAGTTGCTGCTTTGAAAGCTAGAAATACTACACGTTCTGAAATTGTTGCTTATGGGGTTAGAGAATGGGGGGTAAAACCCAGAGCAGTTGATAAGTATATAAGTGCTGCAAACGAAGTGCTGACAACAGATTGGGATATTGATAGGAGACAAATGACTGCTGATGTTTTGTCTCAATTAAGTACATTGGCACAAGATGCTCGTAGAAATAACCAGCCTCATGTAGCTTTGGGTTGTATAAATACAATGGCAAAGATAGCTGATTTAGTATGAGTATTCTTGATTCACAACAAGGAAGCATTCTTGAACAGTCAATTGGCTCTAGTATTAGTTGTAATGAAATATTAGTTAAAATTAAATCTGACTTACATCCGGGTCAATTAGCTTTTGTGGAAGATCAGGATACACAAATCATTGGATTATCTGCTGGTTATGGTGCTGGTAAGACAAGAAGTCTTTGTGCTAAAGCTGTACAGTTAGCAATAAATAATCAAGGTTTCACAGGTGCAGTTATGGAACCTACTGCACCATTAATCAGAGATATTTGGCAAAACGATTTTGAAACTTTTTTAGAAGATTATGGTATTCCATATACACAAAGACAGTCTCCACTTCCTGAATATATTTTACATCTTCCTGAAGGTGATTCACGAATCTTATGTAGAAGTTTTGAGAACTGGTCTAGAATTATTGGATTAAACCTTGCTTGGGTACTTGCAGACGAAATAGATACTGTTGCTCCATCTATTGCTGATAGAGCTTTTCCAAGAATACTTGCAAGATTGCGTTCTGGAAATCAAAGACAGTTTGGTGTTGCATCAACACCTGAAGGTTTCAGATGGATGTGGAACACTTTTGGGAGTAACGAGGCACAAAAGAAAACAGATCGTAAATTAATTAAAATGCGGACATATGACAACCCACATTTGCCACAAGACTTTATTACAAGATTAGAAGAGAATTATGAAAAAGGTTTGTTGCAAGCATATTTAAATGGAGAGTTCTGTAATATAACAACAGGACAGGTTTATGATCGCTTCAACCGAACTGTCCATGTCACTGATACGTTGCCAGATATAACAGACGAACCTTTAAGAATTGGACTTGATTTTAATATTGGGAATATGAATGCTGTTGTTGGCATTGCTATTGGTGACAAATTACTTGTGGTTGATGAAATAAAAGAATCTCATGACACCGACTCAATGGCTCAAGAAATTAAAAGACGCTATCCGCAACAAAAAATCTATGTCTATCCTGATGCGTCAGGAGGAAACAGAAGCACAAACGCTTCGAAAACCGACATCCAAATATTAGAAAGTTATGGTTTTGTTAATCAATCAGCATTATCTAATCCCCCTGTAAGAGACAGGGTTAATTCAGTACAAAGACTACTTGAGAATGGGAAAGGTCAAATTAGACTACAAATTCATTCAAGTGCAACTAAATTAATTGAGTGTCTTGAACTTCAAAGTTATACTGAAAAAGGAGATCCAGATAAAGATGCTGGTTACGATCACATGAATGATGCTCTTGGTTATATTACTTGGCGTTTATTCAATCCGTTACATATGGGTGCTGGTCGCAAAACAGGTATTAGGCTTTATTAAGATTATTTATTACACTTAAGTAAACATTGGAGCAAAATGTACTCAGGTTATAACTATTACAACAGAGAGACAAACTCACAAGGTAAGGAAATAAATGATCCTAATGCTGTTTGGTTTCAACAAGAGCCACATTGGATGTTAATAGAAGATTTGCTTGGTGGTACATATCAGATGAGAAAAAGACATAGACGATATTTACCACAGGAACCTAGAGAATTGGATGAATCATATGACAACAGACTTGCTAGGTCTGTTTGTCCACCATTTTATTTACGTTTGGAAAGAATGTTAGCTGGCATGTTAACAAGAAAGCCTGTTAGGTTAAACGATACAGCAGACTCAATTCGTGAACATTTATTTGATGTTGACTTACAAGGCAATGATCTTAATGTTTGGACTTATGAGACTACAAGAAAGATGGTCAGATATGGTCATGTTGGAGTCTTGGTAGATGCTCCAACAAGTGGGCAGAATGGCAGACCATATTGGGTAACTTATACACCTAGAGATATTTTGGGCTATAGAACTGAAATAATAGATGGTGAAGTAAAACTTACACAACTACGTTTACAAGAAAAAGTATCAGTTCCTGATGGTCTTTATGGTGAAAAGATAATTGACCAAATAAGGTTATTAACCAGAGGTGGTTATGAAATACATCAAAAGGGTAAAAACAATAAATTTGTCAAAATTGACGAAGGAACTACAAGTCTGTCTGAAATACCTTTTTCTGTTGCATATGCAAACAGACTAAATTTACTCGAATCTAGACCACCAATGGCTGATATTGCAGAATTAAATTTAAAAGCATATCAAATACAATCTGACTTAGATAATCAGTTACATATTTCTGCTGTACCAATGTTGGCATTTTATGGTTTCCCGCAAAGTTCTGAAGAAGTTACTGCTGGACCCGGAGAGGCAATAGCTTTCCCTGCTGATGGAAGAGCCGAATATATAGAGCCTGCTGGCAGAAGTTATGATGCTCAGTTTAAAAGACTTGATGTTTTATCAAACCAAATAAACGAATTAGGACTTGCTGCTGTGTTGGGACAAAAGTTATCTGCTGAAACAGCAGAAGCGAAACGCATTGACAGGTCGCAGGGTGATTCAACAATGATGGTTGTAGCACAACAGATGCAAGATATGATTGATAATTGTTTGCAGTTTCATGGTCAATATATTAATGCTGAGGCTGGTAGTTGTTTTGTTAATAGAGACTTCTTATCACAGAGACTAGAGCCACAAGAGATCCAAGCATTACTACAACTTTATACTTCTGGTTCAATCACACAAGAAACATTATTGAAACAACTACATGAAGGAGAAGTATTGGGAGATGAATTTGATGTCGAAGAAGAAATTGAATCTACACAAAATGGTGGATTAGTCGAAATGGCACAACCAAAAGAAGTAGAACCAAAGCCAGAAGAAGAACAAGATGCAGCATAATCAATGTCAATTCCAGAAAGTTTTTACAGACAATCTATTGATTTAAATAGATACAGCAATCGTATTTCTAGGGAAATAGTAACTAACTACAATAATGTAATTTTAGATTTAACAAATAAACTTGCAACCATAGATGAAGTTACTGCCCCTGCCACTGTTGCTCGCATTAGAGCAATGCTTGCACAATTTAAAGAGAGCCTAAAAGGTTGGTCTGTAGAAGGAACTGTATATATGACAGATCAATTACAAAGTCTTGCTGTATTTCAAACAGAATTTGTTGCAAATGAATTACAAAAAGTTTTACCTCGTGGTGCAGCAAATGTAAATACAGTACAAGTTTCTGGTGATTTTGCTAGAAGTCTTGTTTATACAGACCCCACTAGAATTAATGTATTTACATTACCAACACTTGAATCACAAGTTCAAAGAACATTTAGTCTTACTGCGGCTAAAGGTTCAGTAATTACATTGCCAAGTGGAGAAGTAGTCGAAAAAGCATTTCGTGGTATTGCTTCTTCACAAGCTGATTTTATTTCCAGAGAAATAAGGGTTGGAGTTACAGAAGGTGAATCAATGACAAAAATAGCAAAAAGACTTAGAGGTCGATTGCAGTTTGGAGCAAATCAAGAAATGACAGCAAGAGCACAAGCACTTGCTGGTGGTACTGGAATGAAATTAGCAAACAACCAAGTCAGAACAATTGTAAGAACATCTGTAAATCAAGTCCAAACAATGGCAAATCAGGCTGTTTATTCTGCCAATCAAGAAGTAACTAAAAAATATGAATATGTAGCAACACTTGATGCAAGAACAAGTGCAATATGCGGAAGTTTAGATGGAAGAACTTTTAAATATGGAGAAGGTCCAATGCCACCACAACATTTTAATTGTAGATCCACTACTGTACCAATAATAGATGATGAAGATTTACGTAAAAAATTTCCTGATACAAGGCCAAGTTCAAAAGGAAGAGTGCCGCAAGGAGAAAGTTATCCGAACTGGTTAAAAAAGAATCCAGATATGCAGACAGAAGCATTGGGAAATAAGAAGGCCTTTTTTAATTATTTAATAAATAAAAAGAATAAAAGCCCAAGAGATGCTTTACGTCAGATACTTAGAGATGATGGAACTGAATTATCTTTAACAGATTTAATTAAAAAATATCCAAAAGCAATTTAAAAGTTATACTATTAATAGTTATTGTTAAAACTATGCCAAAAAAAAAAGGTTATGGTTCTGGTAAAATAAAAAAAAAGGTGGGTAAAAAGTAATGGCAAAATCATTAGCAGAAAAATTGTCTGAAGCAAAACAGGCAGCACAAACTTGTAAACCAAAGAAAAATGCCAAAAAAGAAAAAGAAAAAGGCTAAAATACCAGAAAACTATCTTAAAGGTTCTAAAAACAGAGCAAAGAAAGCTGCTGAAATAAGAAGAACAGCTGATGCCTACAGAAAGGGTTTATATATAGATATAAAAGCTGTACAAAAATCAAGGGTTAACCAAGATGTCACAAAAAAAAAGAAGAAGTCCTCTAAACGAACAAACAAAAAAAGCTCTTAAAAAAAAGGCTGAAGGTACTCGTTTTAAATATGGCGAACTTGCTTCTGTGTACAGAAAAGGTCAAGGGGCTTATTTGTCTAGTGGTAGTCGTAATGTATCAATGGCAGCTTGGTCAATGGCTCGTGTGAATAGTTATATGAGAGGTGGCCCTGCAAGAAAAGTTGATAAGGATATTTATAAAAAGGCTAGAAAAAAATGACAGTTAAACGTGGGAGAGAAACATTTTCTGGTTTTAATAAACCTAAAAGAACTCCTAATCACCCAACAAAATCTCATGCAGTATTAGCAAAGCAAGGAGATAAAGTAAAATTAATTAGATTTGGACAGCAGGGTGTATCTGGTGCTGGTAAAAATCCACAGACAGATAAAGGTAAAGCTAGACGTAAATCATTTCTTGCTCGTCATGCAAAAAATATTGCAAGAGGAAAAATGTCTGCAGCTTTTTGGGCAGCAAAGGTCAAATGGTGATATAAATAATATAATACATTTAGTTTACGACTAATTTATGTCTGAAGAAAACAAAGAGGTGGTTACGCCACCAGAAAACAATGCAGAACTTGAGCAACTAAAAGAATCTGTTAAAAAACTTGAAGCTAAAAACTTTGAGCTTATTGGTAAAATGCAAAAAAAAGAGTTAATGCAAGTACCTGATGATTACGAAGCATTACTTGCTTTTAAACAGAAAAAAGAACAAGAAGATTTAGAAAAGGAGGGTAAATATGAAGAATCAAAGACTCTTCTTGAGCAGCAATATAGAGATAAGTCGGCAGAAGATAAAGAGAAAATACAAAAATTAGAAGCAAGAAATAGAGAGCTTGAACTCATTGCACCAGCAATACAAGCTTTATCTGAAATAACACACGACCCAGAATTAGTTTTAAATAACTTAATTCCAAAAGATCAAATTCAAATAAAAAATGGTCAACCTATTGTGGTTGATGGTTATGAACAATTGCCTGTTGCTGAATATGTAAAAACAAAACTTGAAAAAGAAAAGCCATATTTATTGAAAAACAAACCCCCATCTGGAGGTGGTGCACCTATTTCAAGACCATCTTCTGATAATTTTTCAGAAGATATGATTAAACCATTTCTAAAATCTAGTGAAGATATAACAGAACAAGGTAGGATTTTTAAAACATATGGTAAGGAAACTTGGCAAAAGTTGAGAGATATTGCCAAAACACGTTAGTATATAGATTATTAGGCAAAGTTACGCTAAGCCAAATAGGGTTACGCCCACATCCGTTAAACTTTTATTCTTGAACACATGGCAGTTCTCAGGAGTGATATTATCGTTCCAGAGGTATTTACGCCTTATGTCATAGAGCAAACAACTGCACGAGATTCATTTCTTGCAAGCGGTGTGGTTGCACCTATGGCTGAGCTAAATGCTACTGAGGGTGGTGATTTCGTAAATGTACCTTTTTTCTCTGCAAACTTAAGTGGAGATTTTGAGGTCTTATCAGATTCATCTTCATTGACACCCGGCAAAATTTCTACTGACAAACAAGTTGGTGTTATTTTACACAGAGGTCGTGCATTTGAATCAAGAGACTTAGCTGCATTAGCAGCAGGGTCTGATCCAATGGCAGCAATCGGTCAAAAAATCGGTGCTTACATTGCTAACCAAAGACAAAAAGATTTACTTGCTTGTCTTGATGGAGTATTTGGTTCAATAAATGCTAATGATAGCAACTCTGCTTTCTTTGGTTTATGTATTGATTCTGAGTCAGGCGATACACCAACTGGTTTATCTCCAAAGCACGTTGCAAAAGCAAGAGCAATTCTTGGCGATCAAGGCGACAAGCTAACAGCAGTTTGTATGCACAGCAAAGTTTACTATGATCTCGTTGAGAGAAAAATGGTTGACTATGTTCTTGCATCTGATGGAAACGGCGGTTCTGCAACAGC